CCGCATCATCCGCCGCATTATCCGCCGCATCATCCGCCGCATCCATTTTAACTATATTTTGTAATTCTTTTGTTAATTTATACCGTTCATAGTGCATTGTTTTACGGCGAATATTACATTTTAAACACGCTATAACACAATTTTTATTATTATGTCCTAATTTGTTATCCAATCTTTCCAGAGTCCATTGTTCGGAATCGCGAACCTTGTTATATAACATTTTCACTACATTCTTACAATAATAACATGTGTTATTACAATCATTCAACAATTGTAATACTTGATCTTCGTTTATAAAAGTATTTATATCTTCTGACAATGTCTTATGATTGTCCTGCTCTTTATACGAACGTAATTTTATTTTAATTTGTTGTCTCAAAAAAGTAGTATCTGGGTTCTCAATTCCCTTAATACAATCTTGTATTATTTGCTTTTCTTTATTAGTATCCTCTTCTGAATATTTCCATCGCCGGCTTTCTGTTATTTTTCTATCCTTCTTCTCTTTTTCCAATTTTACTTTTTTCTCTCTCTTTATCCTTTCACTTTTTGTTTCCGGTATTATTATTTCTTTAATCATAGAGTATACATAATATACTTATTAAAAATGGTTAAAACGAACACAATATAAAGAATATATACAATAATAATGTTTGAAGAAAAAAATATATTATCGAGTGCAAGTGTGGAAAATTACAATCTTCCATGGAACAAATTAGCAAAAAATGTCAAAATTAAATTATTAAAAGAATATGCTGTTGATTATTGTAAAAAAAACGATAATACAAATTGTAGTAATTTACAAGAGTATTTAACAAATTGTATAGTTCAAAACAGATTAGTTAAAACAAAAGATGTTTGTTACGATCAAGAAAATAACAAAATAGTCAATATACCACAATTGTATTACAATACAACAAATCATAATTTTTCCCTGAAAAACACGGAAAAGAAATCATCCGTTTTAAGAGGTTTAACACCCAAAAAAAATAATACAAAAAATGCGACAAAAAGCGCGACAAAAAAAGCCACTTCTGGTGAAAAAGACAAGAGCAAGGATAAACACTAAAATGTAAAATTGAATATATATGTAATTAAAAACAAATATTAAATATATATAATGAACCAAGAATCAATAGATGACGATATCGAAAATACAATTGAAACAATTGGAACTGTTATGACTGATATACACGATCAAATAGAGAATTTAAAACACAACGACAATAATGATAGTTCGAATATAGGCGACGATGAAATCAATATTGATGATTCTTATGACATATTTGAAAGTAATGATGAAGAATGTGAGTATATATACAGTCTAATTGAGAGTTTATATAATGAAAAATATGACAAAAAATTTCTCCATCAATTTAAAGAAAAAGTTATTGTACCAGAAATTTACGAAATTACCCTTTATAATTTGAAATATGAAAATATTATTGATATGATAGAAGTATACGAACAACTCAATAATATTACACCATATGTAAATAAACATAGTAATGAACGTTTAGAATTAACGGCACATATTGATAGTGTAATACAAAAACTAACCGAGAAAAATACAAACGCACAAAAGAGTGATACATGGTATGAAATGCGTAAAAATCGTTTAACTGCTAGTTCTTTATGGAAAATATTCAAAAGTGAATCAACACGTAACAGTATTATTTACGAAAAATGTAAAATGGAAAATAAAAAACCACAATACTATGGTGGCCCTATGGAATGGGGAAATAAATACGAACCCGTAAGTGTAATGGTATATGAAGACATGTATAATACCAAAGTAGGTGATTTTGGTTGTATAGAACACGACAATTACTCTTTCATCGGGGCATCTCCCGATGGTATTAACATTGAACCTTCCAGTCCATTGTATGGACGCATGCTAGAAATTAAAAATATTGTGAATCGCGACATTACTGGAATACCAAAAGAAGAATATTGGGTTCAAATGCAGACACAAATGGAGGTTTGTGAATTACAATATTGCGACTTCTTTGAAACGCGATTTAAAGAATACAGTATGGACGATTTTTACATGGACGAAATCCATAAATACAAAGGCATCGTGTTGTATTTTTCAAAATTAATCAAGTTGCCAGATGATCCGGATTCATATAAACCACATTATGAATATTTCCCTTTGAAAAATAATTATACACGAGAAGACGTTGACGAATGGATTATCGCAACCGAAGAAAAAATAAAAGATACTTATATTTTATACAACAAATATTATTATTATCTTGAAGAATGGTCGTGTGTTTTGGTAGAACAAAATAAAAAATGGTTTGAAGCAGTGAGACATCAAATTGTAGATACATGGGATACTATTTTGAAGGAACGTGAAACGGGTTACGAACATCGTGCTGCCAAACCGCGTTCAAATAGTTTAACGAATAACGACAAAAATACTACCACTGTCTCGGTTACAAACAATATAAACAATGACAGTAAAATTATCCATAACCTAGATACAACACCACATATTGTAACAATTAAATTAAATTAATCAGAATACTTTTTTACAGTTTCGATTGATATATAAATGAATTACATATCAACATTATATTCATTTTTTTGTTGTTTGTTTCGTCCATTTTCCGGATTTTAATACTAATCGTTCGTCGTCTTTTTTCGGTTTCCAGGATTTTAAATGTTTTTTACACTCTTGTTCTTTCTTTGAATCCCATTGAATTATATAATAACCTTTGCTATCTTTAAAAATAGACGAACCGTCTTTCCAACTTCCAAATATTATATTTCCTGTTAATGATTTTTGTTTCTTTACTGTTTTACCACCCCTAGTCTTTCGTTTATTTTTTCGTTTTGTTTTTCCTCCTTGCTGTTCTGGTAACAATTTAACCTCATCTTGGAACACTTTAACCTTATCATTAAATAAATTTATTTCATTTAATATGTTTGTGATTTCATTTAATATGTTTTTGATTTTTTCTTCTTCTTTACCCATTAATTTATCAATTACATTTATTCCTGATAATTTATTTGATAATTTCTCTGATAATTCCTTTGATATTCCCTCCAATTGCGTTTCATAATGTTTACAATTAGATAAATAATATATATGAAAAACATGTAATAATTGTAAAGCAATTGGTGATTCTGTATAATGCAAATGTATTTGTGGTATTTTTTTTTTATAATGAAATAATCTTTTTTTTTTATAATGAAATAATCTTTTTTTTTTATAATGAAATAATCTTATATATTTTATTATGTTCTTCGAATCTATCTTAATATCATTATTATTAATATCCAAAAAATCTTTATTAAATGATGATTTAAATTCGCTATTAAAATTTTTAAAAGAATTTTCATCTGTATTATTTGGTTTTTCATCTGTATTATTTGGTTTTTCATCTGTATTATTTGGTTTTTCATTTTCACTTATAAATTTATTGTAAGCTTTAATAAATTCGTCTTTGGGATTACTGTCTTTTTCTATATAAAATGTGTAATTTTTATAATATATATTAAAAAATGTTTTATTATTATTATTGTTATATTTAATATCAAAATCCCAAATATCAGGTAAATTGTTAACACGTGTATCAGATGATGTATGTGTATCGGGTTTGTCAGATATGTCTAAAGATGTATCGGGTATACCGGGTTGGACGAGACCCCGGACGGATCCCCAATATTCGTGACAATCATTGTCATAATCAGAATAACATTTTTCTATATTATTATAATTTTTAAAAAAAGTTCTAATTTCTTCGTGATCTGATATTTTAATAATGTGTCCTTTGTTAATGTCATCAGGATCTGTTGTTAAATCGTATTCTTCATATAATACTTTTTCAAGTTTATCTCTGTTTTTAATATTTTCGTTTATATCATTTTTTATAATTTCATTTATTTCAATATTAGTTGGGACTTGTTTTCTATTTTTAATTATATTATATATATTATCGTTATTATTAAATCTTTTATATATATCGTTATTATTAAGACGATCTCTTCCTTTAGTCGCCCATTTTTCTACATATTCAGGTAAACCATTTTCAATATAATCCTCAATTTTTGTATGTATATCTTTTATTTTTTCATTTATCTCTTCTTGTTGTTTGGATACTTGTTTTTCGACAAAATTAAATAAATATTCAGAAAATTTAACATTTGTTGTTAAATCATTGAATAACTCTTGGTTTAATTTTTCTGTCGTCTTATCAATACTTTCTCTAGATTTTGAATGACCAACATATAATCCTTCATACATTTCTTTTAATAATGTTTTTTTATCTTTGTGTTCGGTTTTTTTGTAATTATTAATAGCTTTTTTTAAAAAATCAAAATCCATTGATGTCATTATTATATTATATATCCATATTATATTCATATCGAATAACCTCACTCGTCATTGTTGGTGTTTCAAATAATTCCGCTATTTCTTCGTTCTGAATAAACGTTGTTGTATCAATTGGTTCGGCTATTAGTGAATCCGAAATATCATACAAATTTTCTATTTGTTGGTTTGTTCGTTCTTCCATAGATACCATAAAATCGTGAAATTCTTGTACTGTTGGTAATTGAATACCTTGGTCGGTAATAATATCATCTAAATCAATAGCCGTATTAATCTGTGTTTGTGGAATCCATGGAGTATTATTTTGTTGCACTAATTGTGTTTCATTTCTATACAATACTTCCCTACACATAGGACATTGAAATTCTGTCTTTTTATCATGTTTACAATAACTAATAATACAAGACAAGCAAAATGTATGCGAACATTTTGTGATACACACATTGGTTTCCTCTAAATTTTCGTAACAAATAGAACATTGTTTCTTCGTTTCATCTATTTCCATTGCATCTTCTCCTATTATTACATTTTCACAACATATATTTTCAGTATTATTTGTAATATTATCATTATTCCACCTTCGCGTGAGTTGAATCACCAATCGCAATGCGGGCAATGTCACTTTTATTTTATAAAATGCTGCAAGTCTCTTTAATAATCGGTAACTCATATTTTTAAAATCAGGGCACGTTTTTGAATTCACTATCATTTGTATTATTGATGCGTCCTTTTTGCATCTACTAATATCATGACCTTTCTCGTCACAATACGAACAGTGTAAATTCGATAAATATTCAATAGCCATTATTATCAATCTTTTTTCTTCCAACATATCATCACATACATTATTCAATTTTACATGTTTCATTCTGTTACATACAAGATGATGCATTGAAAATTGAAATCCAAACGAAATCATCATTTATAATATCTTTACAAACATTATAAATGTGGCAACCTAAATCAGCGAATAATAGTATTTACACTAATAAACAGATAAGAATTTATTATACTTATGATTTTAATGATGATAAACCTATCAATATCAAAGAAATCACTGGTACATTAATTTCTATCACAAAACCAAAAAATTCCCCGATTTATTCAGTAATATTCAAAAATGATTTACAACAATATAATCATACTATTTGTTCTAACCTAATAACACGCGTTGATGTGAAAATAGATGAAATTACCGATAGTATCAATAAAAATTTGAAAAATTTCATAAATACAGACTGTATTGGCATTATTCATACGTTCTGTGATAATTACATTACAATATAAGCCATCTACACTTTTACATGATTCATTTTTTAACGATCACGGTTTGTTTGAAATGATATCCATCAAATCCAGGTTCCCGATTATATGTTTTTAATACATTCCAAGAACTATTCTGAATACATTCTATCATTTTTTCTGATAAGTAAACATCACAATCAAAATCCTCCATTGTTATACTCATATATATTTCATCATAATTATCTAAAAACAAATGGTATATTTGAGAACCACCGATAATCCACGCCACTGAATCATGACATTTATTGTCATTTATATATGAAAATGCGTCTTCTTTTGTCTTGACAAAAATAACATTTTCGTCATTTCTCGTATTATCATTAGGTACATAGGTTCCCGATATTACAATATTCATTCTTTTAGCCAATGGTCGTTCCTTCAATGATATCCATGTATTTCTACCCATGATAACATAATTGTTACCATTACCAATCGTCAAATTTTGAAAATTCTTCAGATCATTTTTCAATTTCCAATTTGGCAAATTATTCTCGAATCCAATTCCAAAATTCCTACAACATGCGAAAATCGCTTTGATAGGTATATATGTTTCATTCAACATTGAGATATAAAAATAATATAAACATTTTTTTATACCTTTATTAAATAGGATGTCTTTTGATAATACTCATGACGAAGATGAAATGTTTGTTGTAAAGAGGAATGGGAGTAAAGAAGTGGTATCCTTTAATAAAATACTAAATCGTGTAAAAAAATTAGGAAACGAACATAATATTGCAAAAATGAATTATACAAGTTTGGCAATGAAAGTAATAGATCAGTTATATGACGGCATAACAACTCATCAATTAGATGAATTATTGGCCGAACAATGTGCTTCCATGAGTTCTATTCGTCCCGAATATAATGTTTTGGCAAGTGCTCTTATTATTTCTAATCACCAAAAAAATGTTAAATTTGGTTTCGTCACAAGCATGAATAAACTATATAATTACAAAGATACACTCGGAAAACACTGTCCGTTAGTTACGAAAGAATTCATAGAGGTTGTAAATAAAAACAAAGAGGTTTGGGACAATCTTATCGTATATCAACGCGATTTTTTGATCGACTATTTTGGTTTCAAAACATTAGAAAAGGCATATTTAATGCGTATTAATGGCACTATTATTGAACGAATCCAGCACATGTGGTTGCGAGTAAGTATTGGTATTCACGGTTCAGACATTGAAAATGTAAAGGATAGTTATAATTATTTATCACAAAAATATTTCACACATGGAACACCTACTCTATTTAACGCAGGAACACCCCATCCCCAACTCAGTTCGTGTTATTTAATTGCAATGGAAAACGACAGCATAGAAGGTATATACAATACATTAAAAGATTGTGCTCTTATATCCAAATGGTCCGGTGGTATTGGGTTACATATCCATAATGTTCGTGCGTCCGGAAGTCATATTCGCGGTACCAATGGTAAATCCAATGGTATTGTACCCATGTTACGCGTTTTCAATAACACTGCTAAATACGTGGATCAAGGTGGTGGACGTCGTAATGGCAGTTTCGCCATCTATCTTGAACCATGGCACGCAGATATTGAAATATTTTTACAGATGCGTAAAAACCACGGCGATGAAGAATTAAAAGCGCGCGATTTATTCTATGCTCTATGGATTCCCGACTTATTCATGGAACGCGTAAAAACGGCGGGTAAATGGACGTTGATGTGTCCCGATGAATGTCCCGGATTATCCGATGTATACGGGGAGAAATTCGTAGAATTATATGAAAAATACGAATCAGACGGACGTGGTCGCGTGACATTAGACGCTCGTGAGTTGTGGTTTCAAATACTGGATTCGCAAATGGAAACCGGAACACCCTATTTATTATACAAAGACAGTGTGAATCGCAAATCGAATCAGAAAAACGTGGGTATTATTAAATCATCTAATTTATGTTCGGAAATTACCGAATATTCCGATAAAGATGAGACTGCTGTATGCAATTTGGCAAGTATAGGATTACCTGCGTTTGTAGATACAAACGACGATGGTTCCATCTATTTTGATTTCGAAAAGCTACACTCCGTATCCAAAGTAGTTACAAACAATTTAAATAAAATCATTGATGTGAATTTTTATCCCACAGAAAAAACGAAAAAGAGCAACATGAGACATCGTCCCATAGGCATTGGCATTCAAGGATTAGCCGATGTGTTTTTTAAAATGAAAATACCGTTTCATAGCGAAGAAGCGAAGAAAATAAATTTTGATATTTTTGAAACCATCTATCATGGTGCGGTTGAACGTTCTTGTGAACTCGCACAAACAGAAGGTAAATACGAGACATTTGATGGTTCTCCTGCCTCCGAGGGACTATTACAATTTGATTTATGGGAATTGGATACCAATCGTTTATCCGGACGTTATGATTGGACGAAGACAAAAGAGGATGTTGTTAAATTTGGATTGAGAAATTCATTACTCATGGCGCCTATGCCGACTGCATCTACTTCGCAGATTTTAGGAAATAATGAATGCATTGAACCAATCACTAGTAATATTTACAATCGTCGTACTTTAGCCGGTGAATTCATCGTCGCTAATAAATATATGATGAATGATTTGAATGAACTCGGACTATGGAATGAAACGATAAAAAATAATATTATTGCTAATCACGGGAGCATTCAACACATTGAAAGTATTCCGCAAGATATTCGCGATAGATATAAAACCGTATGGGAGATTCCTATGAAACATATTATCGATATGGCGGCTGATCGCGGTGTATTTGTTTGTCAGAGTCAGAGTTTGAACTTGTGGCTCGAAGACCCGAATTATAATACTTTGACCTCTATGCATTTTTACAGTTGGTCCAAGGGATTGAAAACGGGTATTTATTATTTGAGACGACGCGGAGCACACAAAGCACAACAATTCACCATTGAACCCGAACAAAAAAGTAATAATAACAATATAAGTGACGCCCAAGAAGACGAAGTATGTGAAATGTGTGGTGGATAGATTTTACATATTTCGAATTATTTTATCAAAGATCTCATCTGTTATTTGAATATTATGTCGCATATTCAAATAACATCTTAAACATACTAATGTGTCGACACGAGAATTATGTAATCCATCTGGAACCGGACTTGTAAATAAATGAGAATACAATTCATTTAATTTCGGCCATTTTTTATACACTTTTCCGCTTCCGTCTTTACTTGGAACTTCTATATTACATAATTCAATACCGTTTTTCATAGTACAGAACGTTTCAATATTATATTTATGTAAGTATGTATTATTAAATAGTGTAAATAGACACGGCATTGATTTTGATATCGATAAATGATTACGACATAACTCCACCAAAATCATTTGCTTGTCGAAATTCAGATTGTGTGCTATTATTTGATCGCAATGTATATAATCATTATAAAATTCATTCAAAGCATTTGTAATATACATCCCTTTGGAACATTTTTTTCTTGTGATTTTAGTAAGTTCAGTAATTTTAGGGCTTATTTCGACGGATGATAATACTTTAATATATGTATCAAATGTTTTTATGAGATTTTGTTTTTCTATATCATATATCGAATAACTCAATTGTAGTATATGGGGGAAATGTTGAATATTTTGAGGACACATCTTAATGTCACGTGGTAATAGACCATTTGTCTCTACATCGAATATCAAAACACGGTTTGTTTTTATTTCAGGAAACATTGTATTTTTATATCTGTAAATATTTATTTCGATACATTCAATTTTCAAAGATAAAATGTAAATCAAATATATATGTCAAACTATTTTAAGGAGATTACGGATAAGAATATTACTAATGTGGAGAGTGATGATGATGAGAATAACAATGACCCAGAAAATGTTGTGGAAGGTATAATAACAAGTTTCCCACATTTGAGACGCCCAGATTCGGATGACGAATTTGATGAAGTACAAAAACCTAGTATAAAGGATAAATTATTTTCATATATATCAAATCTAGGCTCATATACTGACTTTATGTCTGGATTTTCAGATACATTTGGGTTTCAAGAAGAAGTATACGAAGTAAATAATAAAGAATTTGATAAATGTGTTGATAATAATATTCCATCAAATAACAAAATAGTGGGTATATTTGATAATCAGTGTGTATGGCTTGATGATAATAATGAAATTAAAACTACTGTCTATAATAATAAAGATACTTTATTAGATGAGAATAAAAACACGACGAATACAAATGAAGGTAATGCAGAAAATGAATTATCAGATGAACTTAAAGA